ATCACGGCCTGATACTGTACAACCCTTTGGGAAAGAGTGGCTGCATTAGGATCAGACACTGGGATAATGTCAACTTTATCGTAGTCATCTTTTTTAGACTTCTTACCGCCATACTCTGGGTCGTATGTGTAATCAGGATCTGTGTAGTCTCTGATAATGTTCTTTAAGAGCTTTAACTCCTGCTTTAAAGCAAAGTGAGTACGGGCTTGTACTGCACTCAATACTTTAAGCTGCCTCTCCAGCAGGGCTAAAGTAGTCCCAACCGGTGTCTGGGCAGACATATCGGACACATTCATATCGGCAGTAGCAGCAAACCTACGGCCTTCATCTACGATGTTATTGAGTAGTGTGTATAGAACTTGACTGGGTTCTTTGTACGGGAGCGGAAGAATAGAATCTCGGATATTTCCAGACGCTACGTCTACATCTCTAAATTCCCCTGGAGCAATTGGGGTATCATCGCCCTTAATGCGCAAGCCCCTGGACTTGAGTCCCCCAGGCAGGTTTGATAAAGTTCCAGCATCAATGAGTTGTCGCATGATGCTAGTGGCAGATTTAGCAAAGCCACCAATGAGGTGAAAGAGTCCAAATCCGTAAGCGCCAAAGCCGGGTATGTATTGGTAGTGGACAAAATGCTGTCTCTTGAGACTGAGTTTATCGCCTTCATTCCAGTTTCTCCTTATGGACAAAATATCATGAGTACCTTTAATTAGTGTAACGACATAAGGAACCATAATTCCCGTCTCGTCACCTTCCTCGTCTACATCCTCAAAACCTTCTAACTCAAGATCAACGTGGCACTCATACAGGGTATATCTTTCATCATTAAGATCGCTAAACCCTGTCTCCCTGTCTTTGGCCATCTGAATGTCTTCTCTGGCGCGGCTGGGATCTGGTAGCTCTATGTCTCGATAAAAGCCGGCATTTTGCAGCTTTACGATTTCGTTCTTGGTCTTTCGCATGACATGAGTCACACGATAGCAAGTATCCATATCTGTTGTCCCATAAGGAAGAATGATATCTTCAGCAGGAATAAACATTGATACCTGGCGTCCCAAATTTGGATCGTAGTAAACTTTCTTAAAAGCAGAACCTGTGGCAGGCAAAGACCAAAGCATCCGTTCATGTTCTGGTCTAAATTCTTTCATGACTTCCGTCAATTCATTGTTCATGTCATCCTGAACATTGATGGATATCTCGCGGGTTTCGTTGGTCTCTTTGCCTATAATTTTGCTTCGAACTGGGCCCTGGGCTGGGAAAGTTTCGGTAATCATCTCAGATTGAAACCGCACTACCGCCTCAGTGATCATAGGATGGAAGACGCCTGATGCGCCGTCCCAAGGTTCTGTGCGCTCTTCTATATGTAAGCCCAACAATTTAAGCCCTTCTGTATAGGCTTTTTCCCAGTCTTTGCGCGAATTCTTATCCTGGTCGATACTCCTATCAAGGTCTCCAGCCAGCGTAGCAAGCGCTGCTTCGCTAACTTCTTCGGCTAAGTTATCGTCAAACCCCTCGTCCTCTTCGCCTTTTTCCATGCCAATCTCGAGGTCTCCAACTTTAATATGGACGGCTTCAGGGTCTACTATTTCAATCTCGATGGGTTCCTGGTCTTGGGCCAGGCTCTCGATTCCGCTAGGGGCTTGTGTGAGGGATTTGTCAAACATGATGTTCCTTAATAATATGCGGCTCTGCGACGGTAACTGGACGGCTCGTCTTTCTCGTCAGAATTTAGTGACAGAAACCCGCCTTTCCTGAATCTTAACAATGCCTGTGTTGTTGAGTCTACAAGGTCATCATGGTCCGAATTAGGGAAAGCTGCGAGCTCCTCAATTACTTCATCCGCCCATCTTGTGGGTGGCGCCCAGACCTTTCCACTTGCAAAAAGATCTGAAACAGAATTAATCCTGACCATCTTATCATTTCCCCTACTGGGCGTAAACTCCTGCACGGGTATACCCATCGCCCTTAATTCATAAATAAGTGGGGCGCCGCTGGCTTTGGCTTCGACGATAAATGCATCTGGCTCCCAGTTTCTGTATTCTTCTAACGCTACCTGTTTAAGTTCCGGAAACTCCATCCGCCTCTTAAAGGCATCCAATAATATAACGTGTGGATCCCTAACATTCTCGTTGAGGTAAAACACTCCCCAAGTGGTACATGCAGAGTAATCCGCGCGTTCGGACTTTGTAAAGGCAGTATCCCAGCTCTGGATAACATACTCGCATACAGGAACTTTATCCTCTTCCCATATCTTCCACCACTCTCTCTTGACTATCGCCCCCTCTTCGGAAGTGGGAGACTGCATGTACTGGGCATTCCATTTCGCAACGGGGAGTTCAGACTTCAGGGCTAAAAGCTCCTCCAGCCTCCAGAATTCTGGCCACAGCGGTTTACCAGACGGCATTATCGCTGGTAGCTGTATAACCTCCCACTTCTCCCCATCCCTGTCTATCATGGACTGGATGATCTTACCGGTCAGGTCTTTCTTGGCCCAACGAGTATTATGGCTTACAACCCCGTTGGCAATGAAATTTTCGGTGCGGTCAATCTCAACATCAAAGACTTCTTCTTTGCCATCAGNAGTTATTGAAACTATCTGATCTATTGTGAAGTCTGAGATACGATGCAGCTCGTTCAAGAATGCTTGGCGTTTTCCCGTAACCAATGGCAAGGTTGCAGTCGTTGCATAAAAGCCCTCTAACTTCTCCTGTATTGTGGTCGTGGTCGATACAAAGCTTTCCGTTCCAATGTGCCCTTGTATTCTTTTCAGAAGGCTCTTGACCGCAGACATCACACCTGTTGTTACGGTCTTGAACCATTTGCTCGTATTGAGCCACTGTAATCCCATACCTGTGTTTGATTCGTTTTTCTCTTGTTTTTTCAGGCGTGGGCTTTGGCAAGTATTCTTTTCTGTAGCAATTGTTACATAGCCCTTTTGACACTGCAAAATTTTCGCATTTGGTGCAGGATACACCCTTCCACTTTCCATGATGCCCAATTGAATGTCTTGGAGCATTTGGGTTTTTTCTGTGATAACACTCTTTTGACATACAGGCAGCGCATAACCCTGGCTTTGTTTTTGCCCTTGGTGGACGCTCGCATCCTTCAGTGAGACAAGTTCGTCTCCCACCATCAACTGATTCAATCTTGTCCATTCCAGTACCCCTTCATTCATTACAAGAAACGGATGTCTCTCATTTGCACGAATGATTTTACCAGATTCTGTTCGTATCTTATATATGGAATCAATACCATTTGACTGCCAGTTATTTACTTTTGATGTTGTTAATTTTCCCGAGTCAAACGTGGCAACCCTATCACCAGGGCGTATTCCAGCTAACAGTTTTTCTGTGCCATCTGCCATCAATACTTTTGTATCTCCAGTCATGCACATCACAATCACAATCGATCCACCAGGCTGTAAACGTTGCCGCGGCCCAGATGTATACCACTCATACACCCTATCAAAAACCGTAGGATCCCCTAAAGCCGCCTCCTGCTCACTATGCGGATCATCAATAATCAATAAATCCGCCCCCTTACCCGTTACCGTACCCCCAACACCAATAGCAAAATACTCCCCATTCCCATTCGTACTCCACCGCCCCGCAGCCTTACTATCCTGTCTCAACGCCACATTCGGAAACACAGTCTTATACTGCTCACTCCCCACCAAGTTCCTAACCTTCCGACCAAACCCCACAGCCAACTCAGCCGTGTTACTACACTGTATAACCTTCTTACTAGGATACTTACCCAAAAACCAACTCGGCAACAAGTAAGATGCAAACTCACTCTTCGTATGCCTCGGAGCCATATTAATAATCAACCTCTTACTCTCCCCCCTCGCTATAGCCTCAAACTTCTTCGCCATCACAGCATGATGCCTCCCAGCTACAAAGCCAGGCCACATCATCCTCACATAATCCATAAACTTCTCTTGCGCCTTCTCCCGGTCAACAGCCTCCCTAAAGCTCCTAACCTTATCCATAAACTCCTCATACTGCTCAGGAGCCAACTGCCCCAATAACTCATCTAACTTCATATATCCTTATACCTCATATCAGACGGCCTAACACTCCTCCTACCCTTACTCCTCTTCACCGCCCCCAACTCCACTAACCTCTCAATTATCCTCCCCGTATTCCCCAACGCACTCTTCTTCCTTATCCTCGCTATATCCCGATATGACGGAGCACAGTAATACTTCTTCCAATACTCCCTAATAATCTGATAAACCTCACTCTGCGCCGGCGTCATGGATGGAACCCACCACTTTTATCAAGGGGGGCCTTCCCATATATATTACCCCCATCACCATTGTCATCAAAATCATCAAGGGGGGGGAGAGATGATTCGGAATCATCTCTTAACTCTTTGATTTTAAAAGGGAATTCGGATGTGTCATTTTTTTGTAGTTCTTTTGTAGTACGGGAATTGCTTGTTGATTTGATAAGATTATCGGGTGATTTGAGTGGAATAGTATGCAGATCATCGAGGGACTCCTGCTCCTCAATTGGGGGGGTGCCAGGTGGGTGGGCTACGGCTGCGAGCTCCTCCAACAAGCCTAGTGCCTCAACATCTACGACATCATCGCTTTGGTTAGTGATTAGCCGTTTTATCTCTTGCAAAATATTGTCTTTGGCAGTCTTTGAACTCACCACCTTAGTGTCTTGGACAATTGGTTTGAACAGATCAACACCAGTAATTTCGCCAATGACCTTGCTCGCATTGATCTTGTCCGAAAACTTAGCATCGTCCGACAATAGCACCTCTGTAAGCGATTGAACAACGAGCGCCCTCAATGCTCCAGACGAACGATATTCCATGGCATCAATCGCACGTTGAGTCTTTTCTATTTCTTGGCTCACTCTTGGGTCTTTTGATAGCTTACACGCTTCCGATCCGAGCGCCTTGGGTTTCATTGACGAGTTATAAGATGCTCTATATGCGTCTGCTTTTGTCTTCTTATTGATTACAAGCTCCTTTACGAAACGCTTTTGCTTATGCGTTAGAGGTTTGGCAGTTTTACTATTGAAAACGCTTTCTATTGGCACTTCCTCTACACCTTGTTTTATTTCGTCCTTGGTTATCACTTTAAGACCTTTCGCTATCGCTCATGATACGGTCATTATATGGGAACAAACCGAGAAAGCGCAACAAATACTGTGTTTATACCAGGTTAACACTTTATGCTGCATAGGGTTTGCACCTAGAAAATAGGTGTTGAAATCGTCAACCTCGCCCTAATGTGATCCGTTGTGTAGATAATTGCAAATAATTGCAAGAAACAACAAGGAGCAAACATAATGAATGTAACAGCAACGATCAACGGATGGGAAATTGGTTTTGGATGTGGAGACTCAGCACAATATGCAATTGAAGAATGCATAAATAGCATTGAATCAATATATCTTGACGATGGCATTATTGGAGACGTTGAGTTAATTTTCTCCGATGTTGGAGGTTCTACATATCCTAAATACTCAATGCTTAAAGAATTTTATTACAGAGAAAGAGAGTATTTCTA